ATAACCCCTTCAACATGGAGTGATTATTATATTGCTAATTCAGGAAATGCAGATGTTATTCCAATAAGTATGAGAACTGTAAGAAAAACTGATATTTATGATAATCAAAGCATATTGCTTCCATATGCTTTCTTTGGAAAATACACGACACACCCGACTAATAGTGGTAATACTGCTGACCCCACAAATCCTGCTAATTCTCAACCCGAAGGATTTTGGAGACTTGAAACTCTTGATGCTAATAACAATAATACTATTGAGAGTTGGAACTTCTTTAAAGATAGATTATGGAATCAGCAAGGACAACCGAACTTATTTAGAGACATAGTAGATTGGGATATTGTTCGCTTTTTAGATAGATTGGACTTTAATCAAGGTTCAAAAACAAATGATAGGTTAGTATCGTCAATAAAAGTTGTTAATCTTAAACCAATAGGAACAGAACAGGAACAAGCCGATATTAATTCACATATGGTAAGTCCATTTTGCTCCTATGCTTCAATGGGGTATGTGTTTAGATATGATAGTGGGGCTAATAGCCCTAACAACAAAGGCCGTTCTGTGGTTTATCCTATGTTTGGAACAACTGTTGAAGCGGGAGAATCAATACCAGCAGATTCGGCAGATAAAGAAGCAACTACTATAAGTGGATATATGGGTGTTAAATTTCATTTAGATATGACAAATATGAGTCAAGTAAATACTCCTTCTGCAACGGGAGCAAATGCTAACTTTAATCATAGAATAGAATTAGCAGAAGAAAATACTTTCTTAAAATATGTTGATTTAACAGGTTGTTATCTTGTTCCTGTTGGAAGAGGAAAAAGATATGAAAGAGGGGAAGCGACAACACATACAAACGCCACTTCCGACCACGAATTGATGCATAATGATAATGAATTGATTTATGTTGTTGCTCACGAAAATGACTTAACTCATCAAGGTAGTTCTGCTCAAGCAAGCGGTCATGTTTATGGTAATTTTTGCCGTCTTATAACTGATAAAGTATTAAGCACAGAAAAATATAAAATTTTACAACCTAATCCTGTATGTTTTTGGGATAAAACACCAAAAGAAATTAAACTTAACACTTTAACTTCTGCTTATACAAAAAATATGGATAATGAAAACATGATTTCTAATCCTCCTTCATGGAGTAATTATTTAAATTCGGAGGGAAGCGGGGTTTCTTCTAAAGAGGGAGTTCAGTCAATGTATGTAATAGCCGATTTAGATAAATTAGGAGGACAATCCGACTTGATAGTAAGAACAACATCTGCGCTAACTAATATCCTAAATAATTTAGAAGGTGAATTTTGTTTATCCGATGGAGACAATTCTTTGGTTTGTAATGTCAGGGGCATAGACCAAAATGATACAGTTGGATATTATTTAGAGTTAGGAGATATTAAAAAATTAAACGGGATTGTTTCTGTTTCCGAAACATTTGAATTGACAGTTAATGGAGATATAGATAAAAATGCTACGAGAGCAGTAATAGGCACAACTGTTGATATATGCAAAGAAATAGAAGAAACTATTGAAGAACTTTTAATAGAAAATGATATTAATTTTAATCTAACAAAGGAAGATTATAAGTTATTTGCTTCTCCTAATTTTCAAGGAACAAATTTATTTAACTTACTTAACTATTTATTAAAACTAAAAGACAAGAAAATGGTAAATATAGAAGGCCAAATAAAAATAATAAACTATGATGACTCAGATTTTAATGCTCAGTATTCTTTTACTGATGATGACATAACAGAAATTAAAACGGTTAGTTCTAAGTTTAATTATTTTAATGAAATAATAGTGTATGGAAGTAATCATAAGGCTATTAGAAAAGACTTTAGAGAAATTAAGAAAAATGGAAAAAAGACATTAGAAATATTTGAAGATAAATTAAATACCAAAGAAGATGTAGAAAGAGAGGCGCAGGAAAAATTAATTATGCATACTCAACTACAAGAATTAATTGAATGCAAAATACCCGTTTCTAAAATTAAATGTTTAGATGTGGGAGAAACTGTTATTTTAGAATCTAAAGTCGCAGGTATTGACCCAAAACCATTTTTAATATTAGAAAAAATACAAAGTTTTGACGGATTAGTTCAATTAAAATTAGGTAAATACATTAAAGGAATAGAAGATACTATTGCTGATTTACTTCTTGATAATAAACAAACTAAATCATATATAAGAAATAAAAATTTCAATGTTAATGAAAATGCTTTTGATTTCTTTGATAGTGTAAAGATAAAAGAAATGCATTTGTTGATTAGGAAAAAAGCATCAACGGGAACTAATTTAGGGTTTAGAACAACGCTAAATACTAATACAACTCCAATGGGTTTTGCAGACGGAACGCAGACCTTTACAACATTGGTGGAGGAAGATTTATGATAACAGATAAACTAAAAGAATTATTAGCAACAGAACTGAAAACCCTCGTTGCTACGGGTAAAATAGGATTAGGTGGAAACACTACAAGTCCATTAGCACTTGATTTAGATGTGCCGATAGGCGGCATTACACCATCAATTAGTGCGGAAAAATCAAATGTTAATGTGGTGCAGATAAAGATTGAGGAAGTTGGCTCTAATATAACAGGCAAACTAATAAGGGAAATGGGTTTCTTTGATTCGTCGTCAAATATGCTTGGCAGGGTCAATTTTGAAGCAGTTGGGCCATTTAGCACAACAGAAAGAATACAAATTTTCCTAACAGTAGAGGTTGAGTAATATGTCCACATCATTAAATAATCCAGAATTTTTATCTTCAAATGAAGCACCAACGGCACAGGGTTTTACCCCGACTAATCAATTGATTGATGATACCGATTTTCCGCATTCCGGTTTATTCAAAGTATTAAGTTTAGCAATAGCAGGTGGCTATGCAACTGCTGGTTTTAATGCAACTGCTGTATCACAAACAAGTATAACGGTAGCAGAAGGAACGATATTTAGAGACGGTAGATTGCATCAAGTTGATTATACAAACGCAACTACTCAAACATTAACAATACCTTCAACTGCTAATAGATACCATTTACTCGTTAATCCTTCTTCTGCACCAAATACCTTAGCAATAAGGCAAGCAACTGCTGATAATCAAATACCTAATTATACCGCAGGAGATGTTATAATAGCGGTGTTGAAAGGTGGAACAAACCCAATGCAAATACAATATTTGACTTTTAATCAAGAGACAAAATCAGTAAGTATTGGAACAGACTATTATGGACAATACGCTGGAACATATAGAGAAATTTTAGAAATAGCACAAGATACTAATAATGACCCTCAAGATGTTAAAATTCAATTAAAAAACACTCACCCTTCTACGGGTAATGGTGCAGATTTAACCTTTAGAACTCTTGCGGGCGACCAAATACTAATGCTTGATGGACATAGAAACGGTGTTAGGGTCGGAGGTAGCGGAAATGATGTTAATAGAGATTTTGAAGTTATAGGAGTTGGAAGTAATACTTCCCGTAGTCCATCAGTTTTAATACAAAACGAAAACAATCATGCTGAATCTGCAAGAATAGAATTTTTTAGGAATAGCACAGGTTTGTCTGATGGAGACAGTATTGCTGATATAACATTTGGTGCAAGAGATAATGGAAATAGTGCCTATAATTATTCAAGAATAGAAGGAGTAATAACTGATAGAACCGCAGGTCAAGGAGACGGAAGATTAGTGCTTTATGCGGTAAAAGCAGGAACAGAAGCAGAATTTATGAGAATAGATGGTATTGCTGGAACTGTGTTTGGCGGTGGTTCTGTTAAAAATAATTTTACAATTGCATCAACAAATAGTAATGAGATGTTTTATGTTGATGCTCAAAATAATAAAGTAGGAATTGGAACAAATACTCCATCTGCGACATTAGAAGTTGTTGCCGGAGGAACATTTAGAAGTTCAAGATTGCCAATGGTTGCTGTTTCAGCAAGCACTACTTTAACAGAAGCAACTCACGCAGGAGTATATCTAAACTGTGCAGGAAATGTAACTTTACCCGCTAATTCACAAGATGGAGTGCATTTTACTATTTTAAATACGACAAATGGAAATATTACTGTTGGAAGAAATGGTAATAACATTAATGGTGCGGCTTCCGATGCTACGGTTGCTACTTTTAATGCTATAACTTGTATTGCTATTGGTAATAATGATTGGATTGCATTAGGAGTTTGATTAATTTGTATAACGCTCTTGCTGGTATTTGTGAAGAAGATGTCGCTAATGCTGGTGGTGGAGGAACACCACCTGCCGGAGTTACTTTAAATCAACTTTATTTTTCCGATAGTGCTACAAATGGGGCGAATGCAGGTTGCATTATTTCATTTTTTAGAAATGGCACATTTAATTCAGGGCCACCAAATTTTACTATTACTAGCGGTGTGGGAACAAACATAACAGGACTTAGTGCGCCAACGGTTTCAGTAGTAAATTCTACCACAACTAAAAGTGCATATACTCTTAGTGCTACTACTTTAATTAATTTTTTAGTTGCGGCACAGCAAAATACTAATCCTTTTCAAGTTGTTTATATCGGTATAGGGGCTTTTCTTCAATTTCCTAACAACTCAAATACTATTAGCGGTATTAGTTTTATAAGTTGTGTCCATGCAAGCACCACTTCAAGCGGATTATTTGTTTTTAATCCTGCTGTTCAATTTGGTAATTCATTAGAAGCCCCTAATTTCCCTCAACAGAATCTTTTGGCAATAGGTAATGATACCCCCGTTCAAGGTCTTTCATCAAATTGGGGATTATTAGGAGTAGGTCAATTAACATTTAATGTCGGTTCAAGTTCCGCAATAGATTATTGCCAAGTGTATGATAACAGGGGTAGGGGAGGAACAATTAGTGCGGGAGATGTGATTACAATTGTGTATCAAGCAAAAGCAAGTGGTGGCAATCTTACAGAAATTGGATTTCACATAGTAGAAATAACATTAACATGAGGTGATTAGTTGTTAGGAATAAATATACCCGAAAATCAAATAGGAAATTGGAAAGTAGAAATTGATAATGGTGAATGTTCGTTAGTTAAAGTTAGTATGAATAAATCTATTATGAAAGATTGTCAGTATGAATACGACACGCATAAATGGCTATGGGAGAATGCCACCGGAGATATATTAGTAGCGGGTTTAGGAATTGGTTTTCTAAATAAAGAACTAATTGATAATCATAATTTTAATTCAGTTACAATTATAGAAAACTCACAAGATGTAATAGATTTAGTTTGGCCTTATTGTGCGAGAGATAGTAGATTTACTTTAATCAAAGAAGATATAGAGACTTGGGATATACCAGCCGATTTGCATTGGAATATTGGTTGGTTTGATTCTTGGGTCGCTGATAATCCAATATCCTATAATGCGTATGTTTCTGCTATGAAACATAAATATGGTTCATACTGTGATAAAATAGGGTTTTGGTGTATTCCGCATGACATATCTAATTCTGTTGTTTCTCCTTAGTGTTATTTTTGGCTATTTAATTATGTCATTTGCATTAAGTAAAGAAAAAGTTGGAGTTATTTTTGTTCAAGAAAATGATTTTGATTTACCCGAACAAAATTCAAAATAAGCGAACAAAAAATCGTGATTTTTGAAAAACCAAAAAAAAATGAGAGAGGCCGAAGCCCCCCTCATTTAGTTTTATCCGACCATATCCCATTACAAGCCCTACATTCCCACAACTTTACTTGTTCGGGAGAACCTACATAAAAGCCTAATAGCCTTCTCGCTACCGTTTTTTCACCACAGTAGCGGCATTCTTGTTTTAAACTCATTCAATCACTTGTTGTTTCTGTTATCTTCGCTCATCAAACGCTTCATATATTCTTCAACGCTTTCATCGGTGATATTAGTTCCACCGAAAGCGGCAAAGAAAAGAAGCATAAGAATAACAACGAAAACAATTAAACCAAACCATTCCCAGCCTGTCATTACCAATCAACCTCCAATTCTGTATATTCGCCCTTTTCCATTGAAAAGCCTTTGACTAATCCATTATCTTGTCCATATTTCCAAAGGTCATAGACTAATTGAGTATCTTTCATGCAATACTCAACAACTTCATCATATTGACCCATTTTCCACAATTTAGGAGCATCTGCGCTATCCATAAGTTTTGCATCATTCATAGTGCATTTTACCAAATTCTTAAGTTGGTATCTTTCTCCATGCTCTTTCATTAAGATACGGCTTGTATCTATAAATTTCTCTTCTTTTAAATATTTATTAATGCAATAAATATCCATAGAATCTCTCAATATAGGTAAATCAAAAGCCTTAATGTTATGTCCTAAAAGAACCCCGCCTTTTTGTAAATGCTCGTCTAAATCGTATTTTAGTTCGGATAACGATTTAATAATATGGCCGGACTTAGCAAAACTATCCATTTTCTCATCAACATAAACTGTTCCGGTTTTACCATTCCAAGTAGCAACAGTAGATACTTGAAACATATGTGTATTGCCGAAACCGCCTATGTCATAAGACATATTTTTAGTTTCTAAGTCAATAGCCAATACTGACATTTACTCACCATTAGACCAAAGTTTGCTAATCTTTTCCTCTTCTTTGTTCACTTTAGGTTCTTCATCTAAATCAGTTCTTCTCTTAAGGAAACAAACTATCTGCTTATTCGCAACAATTAGTTGAGAACAACATTCCCAACCATCATCGCCATAAGTGTTTAGCGTGTCAATTATTACTTTTGGCCCTTTTTCCACTTGAAAAACTAAATATGTATTTTCCCATTTCATTCATCATCACCCTTTATCATTTTAATATATGTTGTTCTGCCTTCCTTCTTTTCTTCAAACTTATGTCTAATAACTTCATAATATCTATAAATCTGCGCCCTTGACTTCTTCGCTTTGGTCTTGACTTCGGTTAAGAGGTTGGTCTTATTCACGAATCCCTCATCATCTTTATTTAACTTATCGTAGATTTCAACGAAAATTGGCTCTAAATTGTTTTCTGCGATGCTTCGCTTCTTCTGTCTCATGGTTCTTTCAAGCCAATCAACTAATGTCATGTAGCATTGTTTGATAATTGTTGCGGCTTGTCGCACATTATGTCCTGTGACTTTGAATCTATCTTCTTCATTGTTAATAGACGGTGCGGAAGCAACACTACAAAGAACAGACATTTTATACAATATCTTCATCAAACGAGTAGTAAAGTTTCCTGCAATAACCGCAACATCGTCTCTTGAACCTTGCATGATTTTTCTTAGTGTCTCATATTCTAATCTTAGGACTTGATTAAAGTCCGGAGTAAATGTCATTGTTTCAAGAGGATTTTTATTTACATCTTCCCATCTTTTCTTAGTCATGTTGTAAATAGTCATTAAAGCCTCAACATATCTATCAATTGGTGTATTTACTTCTTCTATTGTTCCCGCCTTTGCTATTTGTTCAAGTCTCATTTTATGTTGGATAAATTCGGGAACTTCCCAACAATAAACAAGCATTCTTTGTAATACTCCTTTTTCAGCCATTACTTCATTAAGATTACTTGGAGGATAAGTCATAGCAATTACTGAACGCTCACAGAAACATTCCATAATCATACCACCAAAAGAAGTTAATGCTTTTGATATTATCCAAGAATTACCCGATAAAGAGTTCATTAAAGTGTTTAAATAAACAATTGAGTTTTCTTTATGTTGAGTTTGTTTAAATATTCCTGAATATTCAAATTCATCCCAATGGGCTAAACCATTTCCTTCTAAAACACCCGGATTTCTTTCATAAACATTTTCTCCATCATCATCTTGTTCTTTAGTAAAACCTCCAATTAAAACAGAATCGGTATAATCAGTAATACCAAAAGTATCAAAGATTCTATTCATAGGTATATTATTTTCATTTATGTATGGTGGGTGTTGGTTTTGTGCATTTATTCTCTTAAATACTCTATTAGCAACAGGGCCAACAAAATTCCATAAAGTTGATTTTCCCGTTCCTGAAGTTTGAATCCAACAAAAGTGTATTCTTGTATCTTCATGATTTCTTCCATTAGGAATAGTAATAAAATCTTTACAAATCTGTCCTAAGATAGTAAAGAAACTTATTCCTGCGGGTATATCATTATAGTGCGATACTTCAACTGCTGATTTTTGAAAGTCTCTAACAACTCTCGGTAGGGCTTCGCTGAAAACACCTGCATTAGTTTCAAGCATTTCCATATATTCTTCTTCATTATATTCTTCATTCATATTTTCACCTTCTCTTCCGAGTTTAATGTGGAGAGTATTCTTTTGGCTAAGGTTTCCCCAATACCTTCAATTGCTTGCAGTTCAAAAACTGAACATTCACCAATTTCCATAATAGAGCCGAATTGCTTTATTAGTTCTTTTGCCTTTTTTACTGATATTCCTTTAATGCTGGTTAATAAATCTAATCTTAAATCATCTGTTGTTAATCTTTTAAATATTTGTGGTGCTATTGTTTCTCTTGTTTTTGGTTTCATTTTACATACTGCTGTTATTATTGATGCCGCTTCTTCTTCTGTTTTTACCCAAAAGGGCTTTATGTCCGTGTCTAATACTATTCTCCCTAATGCTCCAAGAAACTTATTGTTTAACATCACGCTTCTTGAGGCTACGGGCAATTTACTGCTGGAATGTTCAATTATATTTAGTATGGCCTCGTCAAGCGAGCCATAGATGATTACCACATTAGTTTGATAGTGCCTATCCATGTTATCAAGTTGAGTCCATAGTCTCTTTGACATTACAGACCCGATGAAATCAATGGTGGATTTTGCTTCAAAACAAACATCATCATAAACATAGTCGCCTATCTCAATCCATTTTTTCTCATGTGGAATAAATAGGGCTTTTGCCTTTTTCATTACCAAGTCGGCTAATTTGGATTTTTCTCTTGAATCAATTATCAGCACTTGAATACCTCCAACATTTCCCAACACAGAACCCATCACTAATCAGTTTATCACAATGAGGGGTGTTGTAATTATTATACACAGTAAATTTAGAATGTTTGATAGTTTCGCTTTTATCCCAATCCAACCATACTGAATCCGAATCAGCAAAAACTCTTTCTAATTCTTCAACTACTAATTTATGCACTTGTGCTTTATCTTCTTGATTTACTAAATCAGTATAGCCCGATAGCAAATCCCGATACCAAGATACCAAGTATGCTCTCGCTAAATGCGTTGGATTCTCTACCATTACGGCATTATACAAACAAGGCAACATAGGCAAATTACCAACTGTTGAAGGCACAGAAACCGAGCCTTTCATAGCCTCAATAGGGGGTGCTTCGGGGAAAATTACCTCGTTTTTTCCGCTTTTTTTGAACGGTAAAAGGCGAGGCTCAAGAGCCATTGTTAGTATTTCTTCAATATCTAATCTTAAGTCATCAATTGTTAAAGGTATGCAATACCGAGCATTTCCTTTACCATCGGAAGAGGACATATTAACAGTATTAGGAACTCTTCTCAATCTTGTTTTCTGTCCAACTCTTTCATCTAATGAATTTTTCTTACCGACTTTTAAATCCAACAATTGTTTTATTTCTCTAAAAAATGTTTGGATATTTCTCATATTTTTTGTTGGCTTACCAAATAAGAATAAATGGAATCCACGACCTGAAAAAAATAAAGTATGTAAATAATTATTTTCAATAACCATTTCCATTACAACCTTAACATCTCTCCAAGCCATATCTAAATTATCTTCATGAGCATCAAAATCTAAAAAGATTCTATCAATAATTACACTATCCTCAACAGGCATAGTTTCTGTAAAATGCTCAAAATCATAAACGGTAGTATAAACATTGGTTCGGTTATTATGAGACTTAACAAATTCAAAGTAATCATTCTTTGTTGTCATTTTTTTTCTTTTCATCTGCGGAGCGTTTTTTACTTGACTCCCCGCCCATACCATTCTCGGAAACTTCATTGTTATTACCTCCAAAATTAACTGTTGCAGTATTAAGCATCTGCTTAATTACTTCGGCTACATCTGCTTGTATTTGTATTAATCCAATATCTCTAAACATATCTTCATAGGTTCTTCCTACCATGTTTTCATTTATTCTAATATCTCTAATCAATTCAAATCTTTCTTGAAGAGTCAATTCAATATAAATATCATTGGCTAAAGACCCAATAGAATTTGCTAAATCGCTAACTTCAATGAAAGACCATTGTTTAGATAATACCTTTTGCTTAATTAAATCCTTCATGAATCTTCCAACTCCTTTAATTGTTCAAATGCTTGTAGTCTGGTTTGTTTTAGTGAATTAGCCATTTGTATAACACCTGCTATTATAGCACAAACCCATTCATGTTCTTCTTTAGGTTTAATTCCTCTTAGTAATATTCTACTTGCTGTGACAAAATCATTACAGTCTCTACAAACTCTATCCTCAAAATTCACAAGAAGAGGTTGTGGATTATTACTCTCAAATTCCATCATTTTTTCATTACATAATTTACATTCTATTACATTAGTATTCATTTTATCAACCCCATGTATCTTCTTGTGCCGCAGGACAAATACCAAAATATGAACACTCGGAACACATTTTGTAAAAGAAATTTGGTGTAAATTCCTTTATTTCATACGCTTTTATTAGTTTAGCAATATTTAGTTTAACGGAAGTCATAGACCTTTTCTTTACTTCTTCAACTGTAATATGATTAGCCGCAGGATAATACCAACCCCAATGAGTCACTTTCATATCTTTATTTAGACCATATTTAGCCAATACTTCTTCACTACAATTTTCTATCATTAATTGATAGAAAGCCATTTCTTGACGCATAGTAGTTGTTTTGTAATCTTTCCAACTACCTGTTTTGTATTCAAATGGAATTAAATTACCATTCTCTATAAATATTCTATCAATAATACCTTGAAGTCTAACCGTATATGGTCTGTTAAGAGTAAATTCTTGATAATTGTTCCATGCTCCACCTTTATATGGGCCAATAGGAATAACTATTTCTGTATCAAATAATCCTTCATTAACAATAGGAAGAAACTCATGCAGTTTATTTTCTGCTTTTGCTTCAATAAATCGTTGTGCTTCAAATGCCGCTACATTTAATGTAATATCAAAATAATCATCAACGGGCATTAAACTTGTGCAATATTCTAATATTTCACTATTATTCATATTCTCCGCTTTCTTAATATCAAAATCATTAAAGAAATCTTCACGGTGATTATGTAATATTGTTCCTTTACGCATGGCTTCGGTTTGGTCTTGTGGTCTTTTCTCAATATAATTAAATTGATACTTTTTAGGACACCAATTAAATGAACCTAAAGAAGATTTACTTATCTTCAATATTGGCTTAGATGGGTCGTCAAAATTTTCCCATTCCCATTCATATGTAAAATCCTGCATACTTGCTATTCTTGCTTTATATTTTTCATCTGTATTCAAAACCATTCCTCCAAACTTCTTTGTATTGTTCCCGTTCTTATTGATGCTAAATCCCATGCCATAGCACTAAAAATAGGCTCGGCCTTCTTTATTACCTGTTCGGCATAGTGCTTGAGGTCGGGCTTACAACCCTCAAACTCCTTCGCAGTTGTGCATGATACATACTCAACTATTTTTCTTTCCTTTGTTAAAGGGTGAATATAATATTCACTATTGTTTAATACTTTCATAAAGATATATGAATCATCAAATTCAGTATCTTTACCCCAAGCATAAATAACTCCTGCAATACCCGAACCTATTGTTGGTTTTTTACCATCAAGAGTTGTAAATTTCTTTGTGTGTGTAGCACATTTACTACATACAGAATGCTCTAATTCTAAACATTCTTTTAGATGATACTTAGCATTACAGTTCGGGCATTTTACTGTTAGTCTATCTTTTCTTAGTCTGCTTCTTTTGATAAGAGGCGTTATTCCTGACTTTCCATCTAAGACATCTGCATATTTATTATGAAGATATTGAACTATTTGTGCCTGTGAATTTTGATTCACCCACATTTTCAATACTTCTGTTTGGACTTCTTTAGCCAATTCAGTTTCACTAACTCTTTTGGCAGTAAATCCTGTCATGCTGAATTTAGGCTCATCAAGCCATTCTCCATCTTCCCAAGATACTAAACCCGCATTTCTGTTTCTAACCGTTCCCACGCCTAATGCTGAAAAATACTTTTCAAACTCTAATACTACGGGGTGTTCGTCTAACCCCATAACATTTGGGAAGTGTTCTCTTACGCTTTCTTCTATCTCCTTGATAGCCGTCTGCGCTTTTTCAACAGAATCTATTTGAACATAAATAGAATCTGTATGGCCATAAACTACTTTCATAATATCATCTCTTTATACGAGTAAATAACATTCCTGCGCCTTTATTTTGCATCTTAGCAACTTCTTCTTGTAATTCTTCAATACAATATCTTAGTATTCCAAAGTCAGGGTTATTCTCAACAATATAATCCAAGTCTCTTTCCAAGCCTTCAATTTTTTGTTCTAAAACCTCTACCTTATATTTTAGTTCTTTAATTTCTTTTTCTTTGTTATCTTCATTCATATTATCACCGTCATAATTGTTATAATGGTCGCTATGTTCACGATATTTACCATCATCAATATCTTATTTGATTTTGCTATCATAGCCAGCAATTCTTCTAATAATTCATTGGTTTTGTCCATCATCATTTGTATTCGCTCCTTGCTCAATATCAACAATGACCGCATTACGCTTTAAATTATTCATCATTTGAAATATCTCCTTTACTTCTTTTAAGGTAATATTCCATGTTTCTTCTGTATCATATGATACTTTAACTGTTACAATTTTAGTCCTCATATTTAATCCTCCTGTAAATTTTTCTTCCTCTTGTTGTTTTAATAGGCTCAACATATTTTTGTCTATTCAAATACCAACCAATAGCGGCATTATCACAAACAAATGTTGTGCCTCTTTTTTCAATTAATTGTTCTTTTATTGATGTAGCGAAAAATTCTTCGCCAATATCAAGAGATAAAACTAATTCATCTATCCATCTTTTAATATGTGTGTTCATATTATCACCTAATCTATTAAATCCAAAAAGGCTTCAGCCTCAATTCTTGCTTCTTCGGCACATCTTTTACAATGATACTTTCCCTCAAATTCAGGTCTGTGTATTTTTGGTTTTTTACATTTCATACTTCTAACTCCTTTGCTTTGAAAGCGGCTAATCTAATCGCTTCTCTTGCACTTGCCGTTATGGAAGCCGCTAAATTAACATTAGCCCAACCAAAGCCTTGAAAGGCAATAATTCCGTAAAATGAAGCCATTAAACGCTTTACTGCCATTTGATTATTATACCACTTTTGATATTCTCCGCTATCATTAGCGTTTTTCATTCTTTTCTTGTAATCATTTCTTAACTCTTTTAGTTCTAATACTGCTCTTGGCAATAGACCTAATTCATCTGTTTTAAAATACAACATATGTTTCTTTTCAACCGGACTAAAATCTCTTGGTGTTAGAATATTAACTGCAAATTCTGTTGGTTCTTCACTAATAGTTTCCCAAGATATATTTCTTGCTATCATCATTGAAGGGTATAGACCTGCAAAATCAAAAGCCGCAACATTAAGATGTAATCCTTGAGTTTGTTCACTTAATGGGTCATAAATCATAGCCCCTTCATAAGTTTCTCTTTTCTCTACTTTGCTTCCGGTCTTGCATTTCCACCAAGCATTTCTCATAAAGTAAATACTACCCATGTGAGAAGCATAGAAACAAGCATCAAATGGTGCTTTTAGTAATCTTTGTAGTGATAGTATTGCTTCGCTACAATAATTTGATTCATCTATCTCAACTATCAACTTTACATCTTGTAAAGCATAATCAAGATAAGTTTCTGTATCTTCTAACCAAGCCCTGCGATAAAATTCATTTGTGTCGGGAAACTTCTCCGAGACAAGTTTCTTCTTATTCAAAACTGTTTCACCGATATAATCAAGAGACAAAGAAGGTAATGTTCCTCTTTGAGAATCATTCCATTGTCTTTCAAATGCTAAATCTAAAGATAAAGTGATTCTTCCGTTAATAGGTTGTTCAATAGGACTAAAACCCTTATCAGCATAAGCAAATGAAAAACTATCCTTCTTTTTCTTAATACCTTTAATGTGTCCTGTTGGCGACATTATTTGTGGATTAAGACCAAGAGCGCAGGTTCTTTCTAATAACTTAGGTATATCTGCAAAATGCCCGAACCATGCAATTAACATATCGGGGTCTTTTACAACCATAGTTGTCATAAAGTTTTCAAGCATATCTTTTTCATTATTAAAAATATAAGTATTATCTTTTGAATAAAAACCATCTATTTCAAACCCTGTATCTTTTGTAGGAAACCATACCCATTGATAATAGGCTTCATCGTAATTATCATACATTACAATTGTAGTAATCTCATCATGATGTTCCCCGCCTTGTTGCCATTCCATATCCCAATACCATTTACGCATTTTATACTCCGGCATTTCTTTTATTTCATCAACTGCATATCTAAAGTGAAAAGGCACATCGGCCTCATAGGTTTTCTTGAACATATCTTTAGCCTTTTTAATATCAAAAGAAGTATCAACTACAACTTTCTTCAACGGCTCATTATCAATATTAACCCAATCGCCACGAATATACTCAAAGTCTCTATCAATATACTTTGATGCCTTATACTTGGAAGGTTCTTTCTCATCTTCTTTAACATAAAAATAAGGTTTAACTTCCACCATTTCAAACTTCTTTTCACCGTTCTCTCTCCACGATTTGTAGATTCTTTTACCATCATTCATCTTACTTATTATCATTAATATTCACGCACCTATATGTGGTGCTTTCAATAGTATTCTATCATTAGCCACTATCAAAAGCGGAAATTCATCTTTCATGTATATGTTTAACATTTGGTCTTTCTCAAAGAAAGCATAAAGAGGACTACTAAATTCCACAGTTGCCCCTTCATTTGGATTAGTAATGAACAACGGAGTTAGCGTTTCTTCATACTTATTAGTAATGCTTTGTCTCGTTGAAAGTGTTATTGTTTCATTCTTATCTAATTTGTATATACCACTCTTAACCAATTCACAAGTTTTAATCGCACTTTTGAATTGTGCTTGTGTAATGGTAAATGCAGTTTCAAACTGTCCTTTGCCGAAAGTCCATAATCTGTTAGGATTTACTTCATACCTAACATGACTTAGCATTCCCTTAATTCTTGTCAATGGCTCAATTTGAGGGTGATTGACAACTAAAGGTATTGAAGCCTTCTTTGAATCACCACTTGTAATAGTAATAAAATCGCCAACTGCGAATGTTATCTCATTAGAAAATGATTTCAAATAAGGAAGAACATTTGCGCTATCAAGACAGCAAATACCTGCTTCGGTTTCACCTTCTAACGGAATAGTTAGTGATACAAAGAAAGATTGATTCCCATTCCAAATACTCAAATTATTATCCTTAACTTCCAAGAGAGCGTATGTTCCAAGATTAGTATTACCAAATCCATTATTGGTTGTTCCCTTTCCTTTAACTTGAACACTCTCTAATCCGTTCTTTAGTTTATCTGTTTCAATTGTAAATTTCAAATCAATCCCTCTCGCAATTCGGGAATACCTGTCCAAGAAACTTTACCTGTTCCTACGGTTAATGATTCCCAAGTTTTACCGACAAGTGCAGTATTGGTTTTACTACTTAGTAATTCAGCCTTATACACTACATCGTTTTTCTTGCGAGTTCTTCTTGTTGAAATAATTTGAAACATATAGTCTCCCCAATTGTGCCAATTAGGTTTAGAACCAATTACTTCTCCTGTTGCTCCATAATCTGCTTTAGCATGAGTAATGTAAATTTGGTCGCAATCTAAATTCTTACACATCATCAATAGAGAATAAAATGGTGCATTTCTTTTACCCCATTCAAACTTCATCTTTTGCGGTTTGCCGATTTTAGAACTTCCTGTTACATTTAATGTGCAACAATCAAGCCACTTATCTACTCCATCAAAGACAAACAAAACATCTTCTCCTTCTGCTATTTTAGACTTAACGAATAAAACAAAATCTTCGGAATTTGCTTCCGACTTTTGAATATCTAATTCGCCATTTTGGTTTCTTACTTCGGGATTCCACAAAGTAATTCTGTCGGTCATTTCATGGTTTTGTCTCCATGTTGGTTCGCAACCATTATCCCAATCTAAAACATAAATCTGTTTTTTAGGAAAATCAAGTGCTAATCCGCTTTTGACTGTTTTAGGTTCTCCCCAAATACCACAGACTAAACGACTACTTCTTGCTAATCTACCTTCTGTTTGTTTTTTCAATTTATCCTGAAATGCGACAACTCTTTGGTTTTCTATCATTTCATTCGCTACTGCTGGTTGTTTATTCTTACTTGTTAAACTCATTATATCACCATTCCTCTATTATATCTTCATCTTCTATTTCTATTTTCTTTCCATTAAGTTTAGCCCATGTTTGTAATACTGTTCTTAATTCTTCAATACCATTACAAACATATCTTGCTTCTTTAGTTCCAATATGAAACTTAGCCCAATATGTATTTTCTTTCTTGTCATTTTCTTTCCAAGTAATAAAATCTACTTTAGACAAGTCAATCATATAACTATTGGTCTTTATTAAATACTTATCTTCTTTTAGTTGATTCATAGTTTTACCTCCAAATATATACTATATCTTTGTAAAAGTGTATCTAATTCATCTATTGTAAGTCTTTGAATAATACACCCACCGTTTGAATACACTTTGACCTCCATAATATCTCCTTCTTTATACCAAGAAATATGTTGGATATTATCAAAATGAATAAACGCTCTATCTGTTTTAACTGCATTCTTATATACTTTCATAATAATTCCTCTTTAAGTATAGGCTTCGCACCTATATGGCCGTCATTAACGCCAACGACTACACAACGATTGAATAATCAATCAAAACCAATCAAAGTTATCCTCAACAGGTTGGGAAACTTCAACGGCTGAACCATGCTTTAGGGTGCAATAAATACCCGAAGCATTAATTGTTGTTGGTTCAACTCCTTCATCGGTTGTTCTTTGACTTGTTCGGCCAACAATAATAACTGATGATTGAATACCGAAATCAATATTCAAATGTGGAGGAATCCAACAAGTGACAATTCCCGAACCATCGGAATAATCCAATTCATAATCAATATCTGTTATATTGATAATTCTATTACCGTTCTTTGTTGGAGTCATGTTCATATTAGTGACTGTTCCATCAGTAATTACATATCTTTCCTTAGAAGGTAATTCCTGTCTTTGAATATGCGCTCTATCTAATTCCATAAGTGGAGTTAGATGAGAACCAAAGTTATTCCTTAGACAATCCTCAAAGTTAAAGTTAGACATATCCCTAAATAATTCATTATCCGGACTCATTTCACTATTTAATGAAAGACTATTGACTGTTAAATCTTTAGCCCCATAAATATCTGTTCCGGCATCATTAGCAACACAAAGGAAATGCACCCATTCAAATGTATTAGGTGCAAAATCTACTCCGCCTTGATTCTTATAAGAGAAGAAATAAGGCTTCATTTCACCTGTTCCAATAGAACCGTAAAATACACCGCTTCTTCTCATTTGTTGTGGTGGTAGTGGTTTTCCATATTGGGCATTCTTTCCGCCATTCATATAAACGGGCGTGTTATCTAAAGGAATATAATATCGGCCATCTTCTGTTTCTTCTGCTCCCGCAGGTAGAGAAGAAATGGTTTTCTCTTCATATTCTCCATGTTGATAACGGGAAATAACCCACTTACCTAAAGCGTTTTGATTCGCTATTGCTACAATTCCTTTTTCAAGGGCATTATCAGCATCACGCATAAACTCTTCTTTTGCTTTCATTCTGTTCCAAGCCATCATATCTCTTGGTTCTTCTAAAGAAACAAAGAATCCAAATGCCGCCTTGTAAAAAGAATCATTACTGTTGTTATTGTTATTATTTGAGTCTCCCTCTTGGGTTCTTCTAACATTCGCAACATAGTTTCTCCATACACCTTTAGCAATTGGGTTTGTTGTTTCAATACCGTTTTCTTCGCAAACTTCAACGAATTTTGCTAACGCTTCTTCTTCGCTCAAACCAATGTATTGTGCGCTTTTAATCACTTCTGCTTTCATATCTTCATTCATATTTTTCACTTCCTTTCTTTTCTGTTTTGTTCAATTCTATGATAGTTGGACTATTAAC